AGTGTGAGACAGTTTAAGGAGATGTATACGACGCCACAGAAGAGGGTAGATAAGGGGTATGTGGAGCAGTATTCGGCGGTAGCATTTCTTGAGGTGGGGTATAGTGGGTTATGGGTGGTAAGAGCGGTAGGTGATGAGGCTAAGTATGCGTATATTATTGTGAATAAGAGTGATGCGACTCAAGGTGCTACAGTTCCTGCGACTGGATTGTCTGTAGCGACGGACAGGAGTGGTCCGGTGTTTCCGGCTTGGGATACATTAGGTACTGATGCGGTGATGGTTGTATATTGTAAGAGTCCTGGTGCGGTGGGGAATAAGTATTCTGTTATAGTGAAGAATGTGAATGATACGAGTAAAACTTTTGAGTTGATAGTGACGGAGATACTTCCTGATAGTTCGGTTGAGGTGAGGTTTAATGGGGTGGTTAGTTTAAATCCAGATGCGAGGGATGGGTATGGTAATAATATTTGGGTAGAGAGGGTATTTCAGAATAATGAGTATGTTGGTGTGGTAGTGAACCCGAGTGCGTATAATTTGGTGCCAAAGGCGATAGAGACGGCGGTAGGGTTTGCGGGTGGGGTAGATGATGAACCTACCGTTGGGAATATTGGTGCAGCTTATGATCAGTTTAGGAGTAGGGAGACTTGGGATATTGATTTATTGATACAGGGTGGGTTGGGTGATGATACGATAAGGGCGAAGCTTGTGGATATAGCTGAGAAGAGGGGAGATGCGGTAGCGTTGATAGATGTTCCGCAAGATGTATATAAGGTGGAGGATGTGAAGACGTGGAGGGGTACTAATTTTGCTGTTGGTAGTGGTTATGGGATGGCGTTTGTACCGTGGCTAAAGACGTATGATTTTGATAATGATATTCAGTTATTTATTCCGCCAAGTGGGGTAGTGGCTGGGATGATGGCAAAGATGGACAGGGAATATGATCCGTGGTGGGTTCCTGCTGGATTGAATAGGGGTAGGGTGAATGTGTTAGGGTTGAAGGCGTATTATAGTTTAGCTGAGAGGGATGAGTTAGATGCAGTGCAAGTAAATTGTTTTGTAAGGAAGCCTGGTGTGATAGCGTTATGGAATAATAGGACGCTTCAGACGCAAGAGAGTTATTTTAGTTTTATTGAGGTAAGGAGGTTGACGAATTATATAAAGAAGAATGTGTGTAAGTTTTTGGATGCGTTTTTGTTTGAGCCCTTGACAGATTTTACGAGGGAGAGGTTGGTTGCGACATTGAGGGAATTTTTTGATAGTATCCAGAGGAGGATGGGTGTGTTGAGGTATGCGGTGATAAGTGATCCGCTGGGGACGGGTAATAATCCGCCGGCGCAAATGGATCAAGGTATATTAACTGTGGAGGTATATTATGTTCCGGTTAGGGCGATTAGGGGAATTTGGTTGAAGGCGATTGTGACGAGGTTTGGTTATCAGATTGAGGAGAGAGCGGGTGGTGCTTAAGGTAAGATAAGTAAAATAGTAAGAGGGGAGGTTCTGAAGATGAAGAAAGATGCATTTAGGCAGTTGTTGAAGCGTGGTTATGCTAAAGCTCTTAGAATGTCTGAGAGAGAGTTTGATAGTAAGTTTATGGAAGCGTTAGATATAACTAGGGATATAGCTATTAATAAATTAGGATGGGATATTCCTAGTGAGAGTGAGGTTGTGGAGTTAATTGAGGGTGTATTTAAAGGATGGATGGGTGTTAAGGGTTTTGATTTGTTAGTTGTTCGTATGGATGGGGGTAAAGGGTTTATGTTTATTGTAAGTCCTGAAGAATTTGTTGATTTTGTGAAGAAGCGTTACGGTGGTATAAAAAGTTTAATTAATCTTTTTAAATAGAATAGAGTGAGGAGGGTTAGCTATGTATTCTATAATAGTGATGGATGAAAAACGGTTTATGAGGTTTTTGAAAAGAATTGAAAAACGTGTTCGGGAGTCTATTGAAGGTTTGAGTAGATTAAGGTTAGATAGGCTTAAATATATTGTTAACCGTCATTTTGATCTTACAGTAATGAATTTTGGTCACTATGAGGTAGATGGGGTATTATTTGAGTATAATAAAAGGTGGATAGAGATATTGAAGGATGGGAGAGGTGATTATGGTACTTTCTATGACTTTTTGGAAGATGAGTTTGAAGATATACATAATTGGCTGACGGAGAGAGTGGCTCCAGATTGGGTTATTCAAAGAGGAGTGTAGGTGAGAGCGGGTGGTGCTTAAGGTGTTTAATATGAAGACTTTGATGATGAAGCTATGTAATCCTGTGAAGTTTAGGCTATGGAATTTTATATTTAACTTGAAAAGTAATCCCGAGTCTCTGCTTATTAGAGCAGAGATAGGGGCTAGTAAGCCTGTCTTAGGACAGGAAGCCTTAGCCTATGAAGGGGCGGGTATACATAAAGAGGAGGTGGGGAGATATGTATTCTTTTGCGATAATTTTAAGTGAAGAGGATTTGAAGGTATTGATTTCTGATTTTGTAGAGGTATTGAAGGAGGAGTTAGGGGGTAGGGTAGAGGTTTCGGTTGAGCAGGTAGTTGAGGTTTTATCGGTTATATTTGAAGAGTTTTTAGATGGGTATGAGGTAGATAAGATGGTGGTTAAGGTAGGTGGGGAGTGTCGTGAGGTAGGTAGTAGTGAAGAGTTTATAGCTTTGGTTAAGGAGTTTTATGGAGATGTGATGAATGTTTTATCTTCAGGGAGCGAGACTGGGGGTGAAGGGGTTATGGAGGGAGAGTTGAGGGGTAATGTAGTGGAGGAGAGTGGGAGAAAGGGGTTAAGGATGAGGTAGTAAGTAGGATAAAATGGAGGTAGATAGGATGGCTACAGTAGCGATAAGTCAAATACCTGGTGTAGCAGAACCTTTGCGGGCGTATCTTTGGGAGATGACTTTTGTCAGGACGCCGGGTGGTGTGAGTATTCCGGAGGGGTTGAAGTTGAGGGCTATATCTTCGAAGATACCTGGCAGATCGTTTGATAGGATTGAGATGCACTATTTATGGATGACGTGGGCTGTGCATGGTAGGGAAGGCGCTGACAAGGAGATTGAGTTAGAGTTTTGGGAAGGGGTTGATATGGCTGTGAGGAATGCATTTATGAAGTGGTTAGAGTTGGTTGGAAATTGGGCGAATGGGGAGCAGGCGTATAAGACTGAAATATCAGGGGATATTCAGTTAAAGTTGCTTGATGGTAAGGGTAATGCGGTGAGGACTATAGTGTTGAGGAATGCTATGTTGACGGGTATTGATACTCATGATTTGAGATATGATTCGAATGAGGTAGTATCTTTTACGGCAAGGTTTTGGTATGATTGGTTTGAAGAAGGTTAAATAAAATAACAAATTAAAAAGGAGGTGGAAGGTATGGCTTGGAAGGTAGTTGATTGTGAAATGAAAAAGCATCATTGGGATGGGTATACTGAAGGGTGGGTTTACTATGCGTTGTTAAGAGATAATAGAACAGGTAAGGAGTTAGAGTTTGAACTTCTGGATGGTTTTTATTATGGTGAAGACGAAGAAGATGAAGAAACGCCTTTAGAGATACTTGAGGTTGTGATAAATGGGGCGATTGACTTCAGTGAGATTTTTTCTAGAGAGGAGAGGCGAAAGGTGGTTCGTGAGTTAAGAAGGAGATATGGGGATATTATTGATGCAATAAATAAAGAATGTGATGAGTTTGAATTAAAGTTAATATAAGTTGAGTATTGTAGGTTTGTTGGTTAATTTGATTTACGAAAGTAACCCCGAGTCATTTTTTATACAGGGATAGGGGTTAGTAAGCATATCATAAGATAGGCAGCCTTAGCCCTATTGGGCGGGTGAGGTCCCGTAAAAGGGACCTCTTCTTATTTTATATTTTCGATAAGATGGCACAAATCGGATTATCTCGTATTCCGGGTATAGTAAAAGAGCCTCTTCGTGTATATAGTTTTGAGGTAAAGTTACCTCGTGATTTTGGGGATGCAGATAAGTTAAGGTATCAAGTCAAGTCAGTTGAATTTCCTGTTTGGTTTGATTTAGAGGTAGATGGTGTGAGGGTGGAGGGGTTGGGGTATTATTTTTTACCGGATGATTTTAGTGGGAAAGGAGATGTGAAGATAGAGTTTTGGGAGGATGTGGAGCTATCGGTACAGAGATATTTTAATAAGTGGCGGAGTATGATTGTGTCAGAGAGTGTGGTGGGCACACCTTTCAGGGAATTGAAGGAGTTGCCGTCAAGGTGGATGAAGGATGTGGTGGTGCATGTGTTAGATGTGAAGGGAAGGAAAGTGGGGTCGTATAGGTTGAGGAAGTGTTATCCGGTAGGTATTGATGTGATGAGGTTGAGTTATGAGAGTAATGAAGTGGTAGGAGTGGGAGTGAGTTTGGTGGTGCATGGAATAGAGTTAGGATAAAGAGAAAAATAGAGTGGGAGGTGAAGAGGAATGGCGAAGTTATTGAGTGTGGATGAGGTAAATGAGATGAAGCAAAGTGAGGTGGGAGGTTTACGGAGGGTAGATGAGCAAGTGGTGACGGTAAAGTTGCCGTCTAAAGGCAAGCATGGGTATTCATCTGTAGTACATTTAAGACCGTTGAAGGTGAAGGATGTGAGGTGTTTAGTTGATAGTGGAATGGAGGATGAGATTGATTATGTGAGGAGGTTAGTTCAGGTGGTACAGGGGACGGTGTTGGATGAGGGTGTGGAGGTGAGGGAGTTAACGATGCCGGATTTTTATAAGGTGTTGTTGGCGCACAGGGTGAATAGTGTAGGTAATGAGATAAATTTGAGTTTTGTGTGTGAGTGTAGGGATGAAGTGCAGGTGGTGAAGTATGATTTAATGAGGTTGGAGGAGAAGGAGATAGCGGATGATTATATTGAGCCTGTGCAGATTGGTGGTGTGCAGGTGAGATTTCCGAGAGTGTGGGGTTATTTACCTGAGGGGAGGGGGAGTTTTGATGAAGTAAATGATTATGATGTGTTGAGGAGTGTGGTGGTAGGTAAGGATGTAGATGAGTTATTGTTAAGTGAAGCGAAGGGGGCGTTAGAGTTTGTGAGGAAGTGGGAAGGTAGTTATGGTATTCAGACGAGTGTGGAGGTACCTTGTAAGT